CACAGACTGGAGTCGCTTTGGATCAAACTGAGGTGTTCGTAGCCTCAGTAGCCAATGACATCGTAGAGGAGCGTATAGAGCCCCCTATGTTCGTTTCAGCTGTAGTAGAAACATTTGTAACCTTTGAAGACATTGACCACTGGGGACAAGGAGTCATCCAAGAAAAGCTAGAAGTTGCTCAGACCTTTGTTGAGAAAGCAGAGACTATAGTCGAAAGCAGTGCCGAAGAAATCTCCGAACCCGTTTCCGAGCCCGTGCCCGTTGTCTCCGAGGATCAAAGTAATGAATCAGAAACAGATACAGAAGAAAGTACAGAATCAGAAATAAATGAAGAACAGGAAGAGTCTGATGAAGAAGATACACTTGAGGAAGAAATAGAGGAAGAAATAGAAGAAGTCAAGGAAGAGCTACCTAAAGTAGAAACCCCGATCAACGAAGATGACACAACAATAGTATCACCAGTAATGTAACTAATGAACGCAAAACAATTCGCACAACAAAGAGTAAATCAAAAACTTTTAGGTTATAAAATAAGAAATAAGTTATTTGACAGAGAAAATGAATATTTTAAGGAAAATCCAAAAGTCGGAGGTATGGCTAGTTTTGAAACTGGCGATATAATATTAAATCCGTACTCGGATTTCAGTGTTAACAAAACAGCAGTTGCTATGAATGAAGCCTTGAGACTAAAAATGAATGATGAAGAATTTGTTCCAAATGTAGATATATCGGATGAGCAAAGAGATTTTTTTAAAGGAACTGCTTATGAAAATAATGATGACGCTATAAAACAAACTATATTTGCTAGAATATATTCTGGTGACCCAAGTGCAAAGGCAACGAAAAAACAAATGGAAGCGTACAAAAATTATATTAAAAAATAAAAATGGAATTTTTTAAATACATCTTTGATAACTACAAGGACAATCTTTCAGGTATGTTATTTGCTTATATTGGTATAATATCTATCGTAGCAATGTTTCTACCTAAAAATAATTTCATTGTTAAAATATTTAACGAATTTAAATCAATAGTAACATCTTTATTTAAAAAATGAGTCACGAGTACCAATTATTTCCAACAGAAGAAGAGGAGTTTCCTTTAATTCAAATAGAGCCCATAGCTACAGAAACCATTCAAAGCTACGGATTTTTCTTTATTCCAGATGAACCTAGTTATCTTAGGCAAGAGTTTGACGGCTTGCAGTTCGAGGGCATTCAGTACACTTGGGATGAGTTTGATTACAGACTAGGAGTTGATTACCCAAGTATACCAGAACCAGCCGATGCCGGATTTATAGCAGCTCTTATCATGACAGCCTTTGTAGCATTCTGCTACTTTAAAAACAAACGGGGAGAAAAATAATTATGCCTTTACCAATTGTAGCAAGAGCAGTCCAAATGTCTTTACCTTTTGTTGCAAAGAATGCACCTAAGATTGCTAAAGAAATTAAAAGAAGAGTTAAATCTCCCACAAAAAGAAAAGCAATAAAAGGCTTAGGAACTGACACAAAATCAGGGCCTAACTCAACACCAAGATCTAGAGCATTTTACGATTCAATACAAAAACACTTATAACTTAAAACATTAATAACCCAAAACATTATGCCATCAGGAAAAGGAACATACGGAAGTAAACTAGGAAGACCACCATTTAAAGGAAAACAAACGAAAAAAGGGTCAATGCCTGCTAAAAATCGTTCAACTACCAGTACAAAGAAAAAAGGAACTGGAATCAATCGGTTGAAAGGCAAAAAATAATGCCCTTTAGCAAATACAGTCCTAAACAAAAAAAACTAGCTAGAATAGCACCTCCTCGTAACAAAATTACAGGAGCTGATTTTAAAGCCTTAAAAAGAAAGAAACTTAAATAATGAATAGAAAATTAATTAAAGTAGCTAAAGGATTAGATAAAGCTAGCAAAACTCATGCGGGTCAATCTAAAGTGCTAAAGAAAATGGCTAAGAATATGAAAGGTAGCTGTAAGTAATGGCTAAGATATGCAAAAAAGGAATTGCTTGGGCTCGTAGAACTTTCGACAAGTACCCTAGTGCCTATGCAAATATGGCAGCTTCTAAGTATTGCAAAGACCCTAATTACGCAAAAGGTTCTAAACGTAAAAAGAAATAATGGGCGAGCTTGCAAACTGGAGAAAACAAAACTGGGTTCGTATTGGCATTGATGGTTCGATTAAAGGACCTTGCGGAACTTCGAAAAACAAAAAGAATCCAGATCGTTGCTTACCTATGGCTAAAGCCAAGAGTTTAAGTAAATCTGAAAGAGCGTCCACTGCTAGAAAGAAAAAAGCAGCAGGATCAAAAGGAAAACAATTCGTAGCAAATACATCAAAAGCAAAAGTAAAAAGTAAAAAGTAATGGCAGAAAAACCTATCAGAAAAACTACAGGAAAAGGTGGTAATTACAGATCTACCAAAAGCGGTGCAGGAATGACTAAGAAGGGCGTTGCTGCTTATCGTAAGGCAAACCCAGGGTCAAAGCTTAAAACTGCCGTTACAGGAAGTCCTAAGAAGGGTAGTAAGGATGCTAAGCGTAGAAAGTCTTACTGTGCACGATCACTTGGTCAATTAAAAAGAAGTTCTGCTAAAACACAAAACGATCCCAACTCAAGGATACGCCAAGCTAGGCGTAGATGGAAGTGCTAATGGCTGGTTATGATGCATATGGAGTAGGCGATGACAAAATTGCCGAAGAATCCGATAGAGGTTTTATTGGTTTCAATAATCGTCTGCGTCCTGATCAGTTGCCTAAAGGCATGCTACAGGAATCTAATAACGCTAGATTAGACATTAATGGTCAATGGCAAGTACGTAAAGGTGTAGATAATAAACTAGCTCCATTTGCAGTAAGCGGAACAGCACTAAGACTGCCCGCAGAATCAGATAGCACTTCATTACTTCTGCCGCATACTATTACAAATGCTACAGCTTCTTCAGGAACAATTACTCTTACTACCAATGAAGCACATAATTTATCAGTAGGTGATACTGTAGAGGTAAACGATATTGTTTCTAACGGTGACAATGTAAACGGATCTCACACTACAATTGCAGGAACTACTGGTAGTACATTAAAATACACTGTAGGTAGTAGTAGTCCTACGCTGACTGTTACAGAGGGTGCAAACCTAGTACTAGGTACTAGCACTATTAGATTTACACCTGAAGATTTTACAACAGGTACTCCTCCTAAATTTTTACCTTCTGGTGGTGCAGTTATATTTAATGATTCAGCAGTATCCGAGGTTACCTGCGGATGCAAGTTCAGTGACCCAAATACAGTTGCCGAAGAAGAATACATTTTGTTAGCATCTAATTCTAAGGTAGTAGCTTACAATACTACAAGTGAAGAAACATTTGATATTAATTTAAAAACAGGAGAAACAATACCCCTTGAGTCTGATATTATACAAGTGTTTAACAAAAGCATTATATTTAGAGACGGACAAGCTGCCCTTGAAAATAAATTATTTTTTGAACCTAAGGATATTTCTTCTGTAGTAACTTCTTCGGGTAATGGAACTACTACAGTTACAACTTTTAGTAATCATAATTTAATTACTGGAGATTTTATAGAAATTACAGGAGCACCTAATATTAGTAGTACAGTAGTAATAGGTCAGTACACTATTACTAAAACAGGAAATACTACATTTACGTACACTGCATCTAGTGGTACTGATAACGGAACTTCAGACCTGTCAGCAACTTCAGCTTTTGTTAAACCATTATTTAATGTAGTACCTACAGGAACTTATACTCAACCACAAGTAATATCAACAGCTGCGAAAGACAATGCTTTTATAAATAACGTTTTTACAGTTGTTAATGATGTTGATGTTAGTGTAGGACAACGCATAACTTGTCTTGATAATTCAAACAATACCTCTGGGTTATTTGAAACAGTTGGAAATGACCAAGTTAATTTTATTGCTGAACGAACAGAGAGAGCTAGATTTACAGTCAAGGAAGTATTTGAGTCCGCATCAGCAGTAGGAGGTGGAGTATCTTCTAGTCCCGGTATTGTAAGAAGCACTAATACGCTTACTATTACTACTGATAGTGCCCACGGATTAAAAATTAACCAACCAATTGCAATAGCAGACTCTAACGTAAGCCAATTCAATGGAAACAATGTGGTAGCATCAGTACCTAGTTCTACATCCTTTACCGTAGAATTAGCATCAGCTTCTGGTTCAAATGATACTTCTGGGAGTGCTACCGTAACTCCTAAAGCTGGCTTTTCATTTTTGGTACAAGAAGACCAAAAACAATCTATTAAAACACAAGCAAATGTAAGGGCTTCTGGGTGTTCATTTCAGAGAACAGTTTCAGAAGGTTTAGGATTTACTCATATGCCTGCTGCTTCATTTGGTGCATATCATAATAAAAGATTAGTAGTACCTTATAGATACGAAGTGCTAGACTCAGGTATAACATTTAGGAATATTAAAGATGAAGTACTTTTGTCTGATTTATTAGACTCAGATACATACGATCAAATTTTTAGTCAGTTTAGATTTAACGCAGGTTCAGCAGATTTTGTAGTAGGATTTCAATCCTTTGCTAACGATCAGTTAATTATATTTAATAGAAACAGTATTCATACTGTATTTAATACAGTTAATTTATCTACAGCTTCTGTTAAACAAGTGACAGATGAAGTTGGTTGCTTAGCTCGAAAGAGTATAGAACAGATAGGATCAGAGGTTTTGTTTTTATCCGACAACGGGGTATACGGTATATCATTCGTAGATGAATACAATCTAAGGGGAACTGCATTACCGTTAAGCGAGCCTATTAATTCAACTATATCTAGAATAAATCAAGAGTACGCATCTAATGCTTGTTCGGCTTATTTTGATAACAGATACTATTTAGCAGTTCCTATTGATGGATCTATTACTAATAATGCTATTATTATATATAATTTTCTAAACAAACAATGGGAATCTGTTGATACAGTAGATGATGCAAATTTTGATATATTAGAGTTAATTGTAGCTGGTAAAGGTTTAAACAGAGCAGTGTACGCTATTAATTCATTAGGCGGAATCCATATGCTAGATGTAAATGAATCAGGTCAAGATGCGGTTATAACCACTATAGGTAGCACTAGTGCCGAGTCTAAAGATGTACTTGCTAAAGCTAGAACAAGACAATTTACATTTACTGATATAGATCGTAAAAAATGGAGGGACTTCGAGGTTCAGTGCGAATCCAATGGTGTTCCAACTGACTTTACTATATCAGCGAATACAGAAAATATAGACCAAGAGGGCATACAATTAGGAACATTGCATTCGCTAAATGGTAATGAAGATTTGCCCGCTAATGAAAGTGTTTCCATTCGTGGTAGAATAGGTAACAAAAGAGCTTACGGTATAGATTTGCAATTTGACAATACAAAAGGTAGACCTAAACTGCGAGCAGTTGAAGTATCAGGAGGTATAACATTTAATTCAGACTTTAAAGCAATATAATGGCAACAGTAGCATCAGGTTTAAACAGTGGAAGTGGATTCGGTAGTAGTGATACTATTACTCAAACTACTCTTAATAATCACGTAAATAGTGCAACGGTAACAGCAATAGCCAACGCAGATGTAGCATCTAATGCTGCTATTGCGGTAACTAAGTTAGCGACTATTACTACATCAAATGTACTAGGTAGCTTAGGCTCAGGAAATGTAAGCATACCTATTGTAGGTAATACAGGTATATTAAAAAATGATGACGCACTAGGAACTAGTGATACTATAGGGGCGACTCAAGGTAACATTAAAGCTTACGCTGATTCATTAATACCTGCTTATATAAATATTACTAGTAATTCTTCTACGAATATAACACAAACGGATTCATCTACCACTACTCATACATACCCTATAGCTAATTTTGCGGGAGGTGGTGGATTAAGCACTAGTAAAATAAGAGCTTTTTTTGTAGAAATAACTGCTAAAGTTAGAAGAACTAGCGGTGATACTATTGCGGATGTAAAAGCAACTATGCCTGATGGAACAGACGTAGTTCTTTTGGGTCAACAAGCATTAACTCCAGAAGACAATCAACAACAAGTTAGGGGAACTGTTATGGTTCCGGTAAATTCTGGACAAACTAATTTAGTTCTTAAACCAACTTTAAGTGGAGATACTAAAGAAACAACTTTAACAATTCAGGGGTGCTTACAGTACGGATAATATGTCAGTAATAACTAAAGGAAAAACTTTCGCAAATGGCGAACAACTTACAGCAGGAAAGCTTAATCAAATGCTTGATGCTGCTACATTTGGATCAGGTGCAACAGACAATACTAAAGTTGCGTTATCAGGTGGCAGATTAAGTATTGCTCCTAATGCAATTACATTGTCTGAAGTATCATCCGCTTTATTAATTAATCTTTACCCTGTAGGTTCTATATATATAAATGCAGGAGTAGCCACTAACCCTGGTACATTAATGGGTTTCGGAACTTGGGAGAGATACGGTGATGGGAAATTAATAGTAAGTCAAGATTCTACAGATTCGGATTTTAATGACTTAACAGATACAGGTGGATCTAAGACTGTTACTTTAACAAATGCTCAAATTCCAGGGCACACTCACAGTGGTGCTGCTTATTATAAAATTGATGGAGGAGGTCAAACCGACCCATCTGGAGAAACTGAAAGAACTTTTTTCCACGAAAATAATGGTCATACTACTACTACCGGCAGTGATAGTTCTTATGGAAGAGCTAATCTTTTAACAAACACTGGAGGAGGAGGAACAGCTCCTGGAGGAGGATCTCACGACAATATGCCACCGTATGTAGTAGCATACATGTGGAAACGAACTGCTTAATGATTGTATCTTTAAGAGAACATAAAGAACTAATTGAATTGCATACAGCTTTATTACCTTTTTATGAAAAAATGCCGTACAAGAAAAAAACATTAAATGAAGACAAGTGGGCATTTACTTGGTTGAACTTAATAGAAACAGGAGTAGGAAAGATACTAGGATTACTTGATGAAGATGATATTATAGGTGGAATAGGATTAATAAATTCCCCTTCGTTAGAAGATGGAGCTTTAGTTGTCCAAGAAGCATTTTGGTTCGTAGATGAAAAACACAGAGGTGGAGGAATAAAACTATTTAGGGCAGCAGAAAAATACGCAAAACAAATTGGTGCAGAAAGACTTATGATGATTCATTTAGAAACATCTATGCCCGAAAAATTAAAAAAATTTTACAAAGCAATGAACTACAAATTAGCAGAAACAACTTATATAAAGGAACTTTAAGATGGCAATAGCAACAGGAACAGCATTAGCATTAGGAGCAGCGGGAAATGTAGCAAGTGGTTACATGGCAAGTAGAGCTGCGGGAAAAGCGGGAAAACAAACACAAAGAGGAATCCAAAGTGCAATAGATGCACAAAGAGATCCCGGTAGTATTTTAAAAGATTTTTACGGTTCAGAAGGTATGTTTGGTTCAGATGCTATGAGTGCATTACTTGGTCGTGAAAAAGAACTTATTCCTCAATTTCAAGAATTATCAAGGCTTAAAGCTACAGGTATAAGAGACATTCAAGAAGATTCTAAAGTTCGTCAATTAGGTTTAATAGGTCAGTACGGTGATGATATTCGTGAAACTCTAGAAGACCCAAGACTTAGAGGATTAGCTCAAACGGAAATAGATGAAGCTGAAAGACTTACAGGAGAAGCTAGATCACCATTACAGGGAGAGAGAGCAAGACAAGCCGAACAAACTGCATTATCGGGAGCAGTTCGACAAGGTCGTGGTAGAGGTGAATCAGCAGTTGCACAACTTATACTAGGTCGTTCAGGGGCTTCAGATGCTTTATCTAATCAAGCGGCTCTTGCAAGACAAAGAGCTAGGAGTGCAGTCGGTGCAACAAAAGTTGATCCTTATCAATTCTTATTTGGTTCTCCTAGTGCAGAAGAACAAATTTACTCTCAGACTCCTTTAGGAGCTATAGTAACAGATCCAGGTCAAGCTATTAATTTAGGAATGGCACAGGATTTAAATATTGGAAATATGCGTATGGGTAAAGCCCAAGTACAGGCTCAGACTACTGCAGCTCAAGGTAGGATTGTAGGAGATACTATTTCATCTATAGGTAATTTAGCTATGCAAGGTATTCAACCTAGTAATGATGGTGGATTTAATTTTGGAAATCCAGGGTTCAACTTAGGGAATGCTAGAGGTATGTTAAACTTTGGTCAAAACGGAGGTGCAGGATCTACAACAGCGGGAAGTGTAGCAGGAACAGGCGGATTTTATAATTCCGATGGAAGCTATCAAATGCCCGATTTTCAAGTACAATACAATAGAAGAGGATAAATTATGGCATTTCAAGTAGGAACAGCAATAAACGAACAATTAGCAATGCAAGACATTAGCCCTCTTATTAAGGCTAATGCTCTAGAACAACAAGCTATAATAGGATTATCTGATTCAGTTAATAAAACTGTACAAGGTATAGTCCAAAAAAAAATAGACAAAGATGAACAGGAAGTTCGAATGTCCGCTTTATCTCCATTGCTAGCCGAAAGTGGTCTAGCAGGCAAACAAGGCACAGATACATTTAATGCCGCCTTGAAGTCATTATCTAAAGACGATAATGTTTTAGCACAAATAGAGGGATTAACTGATATTCAAAATGCCAAAGAATTGTTAAGGCTAGAGGAAGAAGCAATTAGGCAAGATGCTATAACTGAGCAAATGAAACTAATGAGTAAACCTCAACCTTTGGTGGTAACTGAAGCTGAATTAGAAGGTTTAGGTGCTGCTAATGTAAAACCTATAGTGCAAGATGGAAAAACTCTTTACGAAGTTACAAGCCAAAGTCTTTCAAAAACTGATAAAGGGGATGACAAAAAGTTCATAGAAGGTCTAGAACAAATAGGAGATTCTATAGATGTAGATACTGATAATGATGGAAAACCTGATACTAAATATACTAGAATGGGAACAGGTTCTATTGAAGCAGAATCGTTAATTCCTGAAGCACCTAAAGCTACTCCTTTTCAAACTAAATTTGAAGAAGAATCAGGTCAAACATTAGCACAATACGAATTAACAGATAGAGCTGTAGCACTTGGCAATATAAATACTTACGATGATCTTATCGGACAACTAGAATCAGGTGAATTACAAACAAGAGGATTCACCGATTATCTGCCTCAGTTTGCTGGATTTAAAGACTCTATGCAATCTGCTCTTGCTCCTATTAAACAAGACGCAGTTAATAGAGTTATGGGAGTTGTATTCCAATCCTTAAGAGCTACCCTTGGTGCTCAGTTTACACAAAAAGAAGCTGAAAGATTAGTAGCCGCTGCTTATAATCCGAAACTAACGGTAGAACAAAATCTTGGAAGATTGCGTAGTGCTAGGAGAATACTTATAGCAACCATGCAAGCAAAAGACGCTTACTTGAAGCACGCAAAAGCCGGTGGAAGATTATCAGATTACGAAGGTCCTAAAGCAGAGGATGTATTTAACTCAGAGTTAAAGAATTTTGAAAACGAAAAAGGTGAAGGAATGCAAACAGATGTTGATATAATAGCAGCTAAGTACACAAAATCACCAAATATAAAGTAATGAATTTAAGTAATTCGGATTTAATTAACGCTATTAAAAACGCTGATGCTTTGGCTAGTACAGGAAATGAAGAAGCTATAGGAGACATTCAGATTTTATTAAATGAATACAAGCAAAGAAGACAAGGAGTCAAGGCTGAGTTATCCGAAGGTCCTAGGGTTATAGAAAAAGTAAGAGAAGAAGCACCTAAAGTGTATCAACCTGGTAGATTTGGATCAGTACAGTCTGGTACAATAGACACAGAAAAAAAAGAGTTAAAACTAGATGATCCTGAAGAGTTTTATTCTACAAGAATACCACTACTCCTAGGTATAGGCGAAGAAGAATTTGACTACAGTCAAAGTGCCGACTTAGGTAAACGCTTTGGAATGGATTTCCTTAGGAACAAAAGCGATAGAGAAGCGGTGCTTAGGAGAGAGTTCGGTGATGAAAATGTATTCTCCGCCAACTTAGGTGGTCAACAAAAGATTTTATTCAAAAAACCCGAAACAGGGAAGTGGGGATTTTATGATTCATTTGATAAAGACCTAGCTGACTTTACTGCGGATTTAGCCGGAGATATAGTTCCAATTGGATCAGGAATAGCTGCAGGTACTGCTACATTAATAAAAGCTCCTTTTACAGGTGGAGCATCACTTCTTGCTACTTCAGGCGTAGCAGCAGGAACAGAGGCTGCTGTAGGTGCAACACAGGATGTAATAGCTAGATCCGCATTTGACTTAGATGTAGATCCAGCTGAAATTGCTGCATACAGAGCAACAGAAGGTGGTATTAATTTTGGTTTAAATTTACTTACCATGGGAACAGGCAAAGCACCAGTTAAAACATTTCTTGGCGTAAAAGGTGCTAAAGAAGCGACTGAACAAGCTATGTCTGTTCTAGAAAATAGCACTAAAAGAGTACCTGTATTCGTTCAAAAAGGAGGGACATCTTTACAAAGAGCCCAAGATTTAGCTTCTAAATATCCTAATAGTGCAGTTGCTAAAATGTTCGCAGAATCTAGAGAATTAGCTGAAGCAAATATACAGAAACAATTTGGTGCAGGTGAAATTACTGCAGAACAATCCGAGCAAATACTTCGTGAATCTCTTGAAACGGTTCAAAAACAGTACTCTGATGATATTGGTAGTATAGTTCGAACCTTGGAAAATTTAAGTGCAGAAAAAATTGCGATTAAAGAAGGTATACCTAAAGGTTTAGATAAACAAGCTAGAAAAAAAGCAACAGAGATATTTAACGCAGAGCTAAATAAGAGATCCAAAAATGTCCGTGCTCCCCAAGCACTTTCACCTGAACAAACAGGTCAATCACTACAACAAAAAATTGCCAATCAATACGTAGAAGTAGAAGCATCAAGTAGAAACACATTTCAATTGATTAGTGATACTTTTGAAGATCTAGGAGTAAATGTAGACGCAAGAAGAGTTGCTAATATTTTCACGAAAAGAAAAAACCAAGCTATAACAGATATGGAAGGTGAAATACTTTCTGTACTTGCACCAAATGCTAGAACAACTGCAGGTCGTGCAGCTACTTCATTGAAAGAATTAGTAGAGTCCGGTGAAACAATTTCGTTTAAGCAATTGAATGAAATAATACAAGAGCTAGAGACTAAGACATTAAGGGGTTCAGCTACTCCTGGATTCAATGCGGCTGAATACAGGAATATAACGAACTCATTGCGAAACCTAAGGGGAACAATGCTTAAAGATCCTACCGTTAGTCCTGGACTAAGAAAGTCATACTTGGATGCAAATAAAAATTTCCAAGAAGTAGTGCTTCCTTACAGAATTAGCGATGTATTTAAGTCTATAGATTCTGAGCTAGGGGATAGCTATAGCAGTGCTATTTTAAAAGCACAAAATGGTCAACCGTTCAAATTGCCTAGATTTGAAAGTGGTGGCACTGCTGTTTTGGATAAAGCACTTATGAATCCTAAGAGTATTAAAGACTTCTTAAGAGCTGCGGGAAACGATCCTACTACTCGAAGATTACTTCAAGATCAATGGTTAAGTTCTAAAGGACTAGTAGCAGGTAAACCTATCTACAAGAAGAATTTAAATCTTACTGAGAAAGATTTTGATATAGCTAATGTTCTTTTCCCCGGAAAAGGTAAAAATAGTTTCAGTGCTAAATACAATACTTTACAATCATTAAAACAGTTTACAGATAATGCAGATGATTATATAGATGGATTAACTGCGGAAACATTTGACAGACTAATGAAACAAGGGGTTGAGGGTTCTGAAAGAGAAATACTTAGGATTGCTAAAGAAGAAGTTATTCAAAAAAATGCTCTTGATAACTTAACCTCTCAGAAGTTAATAAAATTGTTCAACCAAGGTTCATTGCCACTTCCTAAAAATCAAGCTACAATGGAGTCCTTTATAGATGGAATACTAAAATCTTCTCCTGACGAAATAGATAAATTCATAAAGATAATGACAGAAAAAAACGCAGACGCATTGCCAGCATTTAAGCAAGCCGTGTACCAGCGTTTAACAACTAAGTCTAGTTCAAAGGTACATAATTCTGCTCAGAAAAATGTAGCAGGTGAAGCGATTTGGGATCCAGTGGCTATGGATGCTCAGTTAATAAGAAACAGAGATGCTTTAGTTAGATTACTCGGTAGAAAAAAATACGATAGTATTAAATTGATGAACGAAGGTATGCAAAAGTTTTCTATTGATCCAAGCAAGTTAGGTAAGTTCAAGGTTAGTGGTGCTGGTAATGAAAGTGGATTCAAGGCATTTATAAGTGATATACCAGGCACTGTAAGAGATAGATACGGTGCATTAATGCTCGCTAAAGAAATTAAAGACCCTACGCACTTTAAGAAGATGCTTACTCAGGAATCATATGATAAGACTATGACTGCCCTTAATACTAGTTTATTCTTTGGATTAAACTCTATAAGAGCTATCCAAGATAACGCTGATGCAGACCCTTTATTTAGGAAGAATATTACCCAAAAATATCAAACTATTTTTGAAGAAGCTGCCGAATCAGCCTTAGCAGTAGAATTAAACCAATAAAAAAGGGTAACCCTTCTTTTAAAAAAGGTTACCCCTTTGGGGATATGGTTAATGGTAAATTAATGAAGAAAAAGCTAAGGGCTTAAATAGGAACGGAGAAATATCAGAAAACCGTCCCCCACAGGTGTTACCATTCTGTGTTACCTTATTCTTTTTCTTCGGAATTAATAATTAGTTTGTCTTGGGCTAAACGCAACTTCTGTTTCAGATTTTCTACATCTTTATTTAAAGTTGAATTTTGTTTAGTTAACGCTTCACAAGCAATGGTCATTGCCCCTAACCCCTTTTTAAGTATATCCTCAGCAGGAGTGCGATATGTGTTTGTAGTTAAGTTAGTGTTTACTAATGCAGTTGTCATAATTTTATTTGAATCTTCCGATATGGTTAATGAATTTAAATTTACCCATAAGGTCTCTTTCGCCCTCACGGTTTTTAGCTATCTTGTAATCTAGTTCGACATAAGTCGTCTTCCCATCGAACTGCTTGCAGTTGTTTAGGTCGCCTCCTCTTGCCCACATAAGCAGGATTACGTCTGCGTCATTCTCAATGTCTCCAGAATCTCTTAGGTCATGTATACTCAAACCAGAGTCTCTTTTCGCTCCCTCTCGATTCACTTGTGCAAGGAGAATAATAGGTATATTAAGCTCTATGGCAAGTTGCTTGATTGCGTGAGAAATGAATGACACACCGTCATTCTTTGACATTTTTGTGTCGTATGGTATAAGTTGCAGATAGTCAATAACTAACGCTTCTATACCGTGTTTTCTTTTGAGTGATCTAGCCTTGGATCTCAGTTCATCTACGTTTCTTACGTAGTGCTCTGTGTATATTGGAGCGTTCTGAACTTTCTCTAAGGATTGATAAACTCTATCTTTTTCTTCTTCTGTTATTACTTGATCCCTGAACTTACGAAGATTAACTGCACTTGCAGTTTGAGTCATCCGCTTGGTCAGTTGCTCTGTAGGCATCTCGAATGAAAATATACCGATAGGTCGGTTATCTTGCACCGCTGCCCTAAGTACAATGTTAAGGGCCAATTGAGATTTGCCACAAGAAGTAGGGGCTGATATAACAAAGACTTCGCCTTTGCCTATGCCACCTTCGTCTAGCTTGTCGTCCAGGTGGTCTATACCTGTCTTCAAGGCAGTGAACTCATATGTTCCGTTAGCCTGGGCTTCTAATTTATCCTTCAGAGATTCAGAGGCATCCTTAATGCTATCTCTAGCACTTTTTGCATCCGTGATTTCCCGTAATGACTTGTCTAGCACAACAGCCACAGAATCAGCCGTAGAACCCCCTAGAATCGATTCTACCGTGTTCCTTGATGCTAGGAGTAAGGCACGGGCTTGCGACCTCTCCTTGACGATCCTAGAGGCATTGAGAGACATAAGGGAAGTTTGAACCTTGTTCTGTACATCGTACAAGCCTGTTATACCACCTATGTCTTCCTCTAAGCCCTTTCTTCGAACTTTATCGAAGACCGTGATTTCGTCTATAGGTTTATTGTCCTTTGCAAGCTCCTGCATACAGGTAAACAATATACCGCAAACTGGATCGTAAAAATCCGTTGCACTCACGATCTGAGACACTACATCAAAAGTGTCCGCTCCATCCGTCAATAGACAGGAAGCCACTACCACTTGCTCGGCATCTTGAGCAAAAGGCTGTTCAATTGTATTTTCAAACATTACTAGACCTTGGCTTCTCGCCTTATCTTGGCAACATAATAAACAGTGCAATCTAGCTCTACGGCTATTTCTTCTTTAGTCTTCGGAGAGAGTACCATGTAATTCTTTTCCTCTTCCGTGAACCTAGTTTTTTTGCAGGTTTCTATAATATCGTGTACATTACCGAAGACTCTCATGTCTCCTCTAATAATAGCACGACCTACATCCATCCTAGCTTCTTTATAAAATTCTTCTCTTATCGAGCCTTCCTTGTCATCGCAAAAGTTTTTTAAATGCGAGCTTCTGTATTTTTCTATGTAATCCATTTTTATTAATTTTGTATATCGTCTAATTCTTCAGGTAACTCTTCAGAATCTATTTTATTTAGTGTCCATAACCAACAAGCCATGTTCCACATTACTGCTCCAAAATGATCTTCTGTATCATCATTGTCTCTGCATTGCATTAAATGCCTGTAAGCGGCATCGCAATATCTAGAGGTTGGTATACCCTTTCTCCAGTTGTCTGCTCCGTACTTGGACGCTCCATCTTCAAAGCGTTTAGCCATAGCCATAATTGCACAAGTAGGAATCATGCTAGGTATACCTTTACCCTGCATGGCATCTCGTACTGCCCCTGTTTCAAAGGCAGTACGATCACCACTATCAGGCAACTTATTTGGTAAGTCGTCTGGATCCATACTAGAAGGGTACTTCTTCAGATTGAGGTTCAGCTTTAGGTGCAGGTTTTTTCTGCAACTCGCTTACTCTTCCGCTCAACCAAGTCTTACCTTGTTGAGTTTTCTTGACCCAAGCAGCTAGCCTTAGCTCCTTGCCTTCGACATCAATGATGCCCGTGAACTGAGGCTTGTTAGAGCCCTCTTCTACATCTTCCTTGAATAAACGGAAGGTATTAGTGTTATCGTATTCTTTTGCCATAATTTTATGTTTTGATTTACTTTTGGTTAAATGTTTTTAAAAGATGTCTTCATCACTTGTGACTACTGTAGTGCCTTTAGGTGCTGACTTACCGTGGGTATTGGTTGCGTCTGCATCTTGCTCATCGTCCAGGGCTAGCAATCCGGATAAACAATACTTCCTTGCGTAGGAAGAGCTACTGCCCGAAATTTGTGCTTCAGCTTGACCCTTGACTTGAGAAGGCTCTCTTGCATACGCAGATACACTGATGACTTCATCTGTGTCGTTGTCCACAAGAGAAGCAGTTGCTTTAATGTAGAACCTATCTCCGATTACTTGAACTTCATCGTTTAATAAGATGCTGACATCTAGATCTTCTGTTTCTTTTTTGACTCCATTGAGTATGTCGCTACAATTCCAATACTTGTAGCCACCGAATTTGTTGAGCCTGTTTTTTGGTATGGAGACTCTTTGTTGTAAGGCAGACAATTTCTGCCTGATATTTAGTTTTTCACTCATATTTATTCTTTGTTAGAAATTTACGATATAGTTTTATTCTTTCTTTGGTATTAGTGCAAGCATTAATTTCACTTTTTTTAACCCCTAGAACCTTCAGTGCGAACTCTTGTTCTTCTCTTTTAAATCTGCCGAACCTTTTGCATAATTGGGTTACCCCTACAGGGTGCAGCAGGTTGTATCGGTTACCCATTATGTACTTTGCTAAATTCATAAGTGCTTCAGAATAAGAGACTTCTGCTTTTCCTGAAGAAAACCTGATCCAGGCATTGAACACTTTTCCCTCCCATGCGTTAGCTTGTCGATCCAAGCATCCACGAATCAAACCCGTCTTGTGATCGTGGTCTACTACTGTATCTTTTAGTTTGCATTTAAATATAGGACAGGTGGGGCCTTTGTTTTCTTCCCTCCACTTTTTTAGTTTACTTGCGGTTATGTATTTCATTCTAGTCTATGGCAGTTTGCACAAAGAAGCTCGCACTTCCTTAGCTCTTGTATTATTTTACTTTTGCTGTACCCTCGAAGTAAAGATACATTGATTGTTTTAGTCTTAGGATTAATATGGTGGCAATCAAACTGACTTGGTTCTCCTTTGAAGCCACATCGAGAGCAAATAAAACCACCGAAGAAATCCTCGATGGTTTTGTTGTACTCTTGGGTTTTTAAATACTCTATGCAGGGCTTGCATCTAGACTTGTATAATGTTTCTCCTGTCTTTTTGTGCTTCCCTTGCATCGAGAACTGATGCAAAGGAAATTCGTGCTTACAATAAGTGCAGGTTCTAAACTTCATTTATTTCAATGATGTGTAACCTTGCACCTTTTTTAGTGCGACAGCGACCATTTTTATCAGGCTTGCTAGAGCACAAGAAACTAATCGCTTGCTTTTCATCCCTCGCCCATTTGGTTGTTTTACCAATATGGTCTTCAGGCATATCTGCGTGCTTGTATTTAATTTCATACCTATTAGCCATTAAGTCTATTTATAAGAGTATAGAATGCTTTCGCTGCAGTCATTGGTACTACTCCATTTCCGAGTAATCGCAGTCTGTCGACCCTATTTCTAGCCCCATCAACTGCTCCACCCAATTTGGATTTAGTCTGTATGGAATCGCTAACTTCGTCAGAGATGTTTGTGTCTCCCCTCCTGTTATCTTCCATCCCTCCTCTGCCATTGGTGTCGGATAGTTGTACATCCCCTGTACCTGCTCGCCTAGATTGCTCTTGCCCCTGTCCCTCAAGCAAGCTCTTGAGTCCTGCTCCTTTGGTGTCCCCCAGTACTCTTGGTTCTTCCCATGGGTATTGCTCTTGGTTTGGTCTAGCGATTGTTTGGCATCTGAATACGCTTGGATCATTAAAGGATCGACCTGCTCTCTCAAGTTGCTCGGCATAGCTCTCCCCTTTCTTGTTGTCGTTGCTTGACGAACTGCTGATTCGTAGCTCCGACTCGGTAAGGAATCCATTGTATTCGGTGTCGCCCAATTCGCCATGTGTACTACTGCATCTCTGAGCTTCGCTCCGTACTCCGTTCCATTCTCTCTTGTCGCTTTGAACCCACCTTTCGTCAGTTTTACATTCTTCGCTACTCCCCCCTCTACACAACCTGCTACTGATGGAGTTGGAAACGCCAAGGATGAAGACTCTTTTTCTTTGGTGTGGCAAGCCGACTTCACTCGCTGAGAATACTCCTGCCGTTGCTCTGTAACCCAATTCTTCCAATGTTCTGAGGACATATTTGAGAACTGGTTCTCCGTCTCCTGTGCATTGGCTGATGATTCCTTCAACATTTTCGAGGAAAACAATTCTAGGTTGGCACTCTCTGATTCCATCTGCGATGTATGGGAAGAGGTGTCTTGGGTCTTCAGTAGCTTTCTTAGCCCCTGCAACAGAGAAAGGCTGACAAGGGAATCCTCCTGAAAGTATGTCCACTTGTCCACGAAACTTTCCGAATGGGAAGGTTTTAAGGTTCGTGTAAATAGGTGCTTTATGTAATCGTCCTTCTTCAATCTTCGCAACCAAGTTGAGGATTGCGTAGTCTTCGATTTCCGAGTAAGCGATTTCTCTGACATTTGGCAAAAGGATTCTAAGTCCTTGTCCGATCCCTTCATAACCTGTACACAGGGAAAGGTGTTTAATGATTTTGGTATTATCCACATTTTGCATTTAATTTTATTAGTTTAGTTTTATTTATTGGAACATCATAAAAGTATTCTCCCGATTCAATAGCTCTATTAGGAACTTCTACTACAGGTGATTCTTTAATGACATCTGAATGCAAGCTAATTGCATATTCGTAATTAGAATCCCAAGCGTGATAAACGCAAGGAAAATCTAACTCTAAAAATTTCTTCTTTCGGTAAGGTATATGAATGCTACTGTAAGGAAATCTGCCGTTGGACCAAATGTTTCTTCTCTCGCATTCTACATAAATGGTTTTGCCTTCAAGTGTAGTGGCAATTAAGTCCACTGCGTACTGGTCAGGATGATCTTGGACACTGCAACCCTTGGATTCAATGTACCTTGTGCTTGCTTCACGGCTCTTAGCATCTACTGCATCGAAGCATTCTTTGTTGAACTTATGGTGCTTAGAATTAATCATTTACGCATCCAATCCATCCAATAGAGTTTAGCTAAGTGCCTAAAGCGTTGCACTCCTTTACGCATTTGAGTACTATTCCAATTTTTATGGTAATGGTTTCTACTCTCGGTGCATATGCAGACACTAGTTATGGCAGGTTCGTAATCTAAACCCAAGTCCTTCTGCAGCCACTTGGATTCAATAGCCAACTGCGTGCAGTCTTTTGTTTCGTAGAACTTGCCACCTGTGCCTTTAGTGTTTCGGCACTTGTAGTCAAATAGATGGTACTTGCCTTGTACCTTTGCTATAAAATCTACTGAACCTGCTGACTTATCCCTATTGCAGTACAGTATCTTTTCGCAATGCAAAGGCTCAATTTTATTCTTAGCAATGAACTCAATAAAAGGATCAGCCCATCCATCGAAGGGTGAAACTTTTGTTTGAAGTTCTTTCCCGTGCATCAAGTAATTAATCCTGTCTTCTAGCCTAGCGTGAACTGCTGTACCAAAGTCCGATGATTTAATGGGTGACCCATTTTCCGGATTTATCCTGAATCCGTAACGCATATCTTTAAGCTCTGTCGTGCTTGCAAACGGGAACTCTCTAGCAAGCTCTACTAATTTCCTAGGCCCCCATATTTCGTCTAGGAACTCATTCTTTTGAATCCCCAGGATAGTTGTAACAGAAGGCAACGCTTTAACCTTCTTGGCTTGTGCAGGTGTCGAAGCATCAGTTAAGAATGGTTCACCCTTGCAGTTGTAAAAATGTCCGTCACTCATTTCTTAGTTTTTGTTTTGATTTTTGTTTTGGACATTTGTTTCGTTAATAATCTTGTTGTCATCATTGGCTTTTGATTTGTTTCGGGTTGAACTCCAATTGATGGAGTCGTAATTATTTTCGTAGGCTTTTTGATTGTAGCCCTTTTTCGGTTGCATTCCTTTTCCCATAATTAATAAGGTTCTATCCCATCTAGGACATCTGTATCTATTGTTGTATTTATGTTTGGTATTGGTCTTGCAGATTTGCAAGTACCCTTTTGCAGTTTTGCAAGAGGCTTTCGCATTCTGTTTTTCCAATAAGAATCTTTAACGCAATCCTTGAGGACGGCATCTGATAGTGTGTGCCACAGTGTTTTGTCGTAGCCTTTTCTGTTGAAAGAATCTTCAATGACTGCACCTTTTTTGACAAGGTCTTTAAGACACCTGTATATTTGGTGCTGAGATAAAAATGGAAAAAAATAAATCCACTTTGTACTAGAGTTAAAGACCCAATACTTTCCCTTGTGAAGGTTGAGTTTCTGTCTTCTATTAGATAATACAAAGTAGATTATGGTATGCAGTACTACTGCGTTATTGATTCCGTACTCTTTAGCGTGCTTTCCGATGAATGTATAATTCTGTTGTTCTTTTCGCATATGCCATTGGACTCCATGTCATTTAGTACTTCGTTTAGTTTGTGATCTGACTGCATCTCTAATGGCAGGTCATCATCATCGTACAATAGGCTACCGAAGCCCTCAGTTGCCCTACAGAGCAACGCACCAGAGCCTCCGTACTCTATGTATTCGAGCATCCAAGACTTCGCTTCTGCTCTAGTCTTGAACGTTTGGTGGTAGGTTCTGACCACTTGATCTGCTTTGTATATTACTACCCACATATCTTATGCCCCTTTCTGTTCTCTACGATTTGAATTGCAGTTGTTATATGATCCAAAAGGGAAAAATTCCCTTGCTTTGATTCCTCCGCCCCTATGTTAAGAAGCTCTTGTAGTATTTCTTCTGAGTATTCCATATTAATTATCAAATACAAATTCTGAACTTTCGTCTAGAACTTTCTGTTTTAAGAACTCCCAAGACTCTTTAGGCATATCTGCTTTAAGTAATTGTATCCACATATTGCCTCCGTAAGCATCATCGCCTTCTTGGAATTTATAAAAGGAAACAAGTAGCATATCATCTATATTTACTTCTTCCCATGTTTTTGTACCTCTATCGGTGTCGCACTCGCATTCTTCAATACTATAGTGAACTTCGATTTCAGCATCGTATGAATACAAATTGTTACCTTCTTGTATTTCTACTTCTTCTAATGTGATATTTTTTTGGTGCATTTTATTTATACTGTATATGTTCCTATACCTATACCTCTAGTGAGGTGCAGTATTATTGCTTGGTACGCTAAGAACTCATCACTAATGTGTTCACTTAGCTTTTTATGGCACTCTTCCCTGATTTCAGTTATTAGTGCATTAAGCTCCTCTTCACTAGGAAAAGGGACTTCGTCTCCGAATGCCTGGACTAGCTCTTTAGCTTGTTCTGTCGAATAGTCTGCATTCTTTTGGTAATTTTGTATTACTTCTATGTATTTATTGTTTATTGACATAATCAGGTTCTAGCATTCTTACCGGCACCTGTCAAGTGCGTTCTGCAGCTTCACCTTTTTCCCAGAAGCACAACATCTAGTGACTAATCTCTTGGTAACCCCTATATATAGTACCGTGTGCCACTTTCGTATCACATTTGTATACAAAAAAGGGTCACCCCTTTTATAGAAAGGGTCACCCCTTTTTTATTGAAATAAAACCTTAACACCCTAGTAAACAACAACTTAGTGCTTTGCAGCAAATTACTGGGCCTGCTGGTAAAGTCAGGGATTGTGTTCCCCTGTCTCCAATTACTCTTTGTGAGGTTTTCAAATACAGAAAGCCACAATCGCCATAATAGAGTTTTATTTAGGTTATCTGTATGAATCTGCCAAAAAGAAGCCCTTAGAATGCCCTAGGATTCGTTTTCTCAATGTAGTGCATACCTAGGCATCCCCCTAAATCGGCACAAAAAAAGAGAGGCAACCTTTCGGCTACCTCTCTACACTACTATATCATAACTACTATTTACAAAAGTTTATGCACCTTTCTCCAATATGCGTCAAGCCTTTCCACAACCTTCGGGTTTGTTTTTTCATAAGCTAACGCTCCACCATTCCATATCTTCGCTAGAATCTCGGCAGTAGGTTCTTTTCCTGTTCTTTTAGTGTAGACTTTACCCCAATGGCTCAAATACTTTCTGCATATCATTTTGGATAGCATAGGATCGTATCTGTCATTAAGGTTATAATCCGTCTTGTAGATCCGATTGACATCTTGAATCACGCATTCATGAATCTGCAATATCCCAACGGCATCGCCTCCATCTCCTATAGCATTAGGATCAAGAGAACTCTCGACAAGGCACAGGACTAATATCAGTTGAGTTAATGTAATCATTTTCTTTCCCCCTCTGTATCTACGATTCTTCCATCAATTGTATCTGAGTGAAAAAATCCTGCCTCTTCGTCTGCTGATAGGTCGAAAACAAGAGTAGGAAACTTTGCTTTAATAGCCTCCCATAGCTTGTCTGAGATACGACCCCATGCCGTATCAAACTGTAAGCGTATTTCGCCTTCTGTTTCTTCTCCCCAATCGACATAGTTAGCATTCCACTTAGTACCCCAATTGTCACAATTCCAATTGTACCATTCTTCATCTTTCGGCATTGGTATGTACCTACCGAAATCAAACAAGATCCTTCTGTCTTCAAGCTTTTCCTCTCGGACATAATAATTGTCGTTAATAGAGAACTTTTTGAAAGCATCTAAATCTTTCTGTTCTCCTTCTATATTTATAATAGTTGTTACCCAATTTGGCATAATAATATTTCCTTTCTGTTTTTTGTTTTATTAATCCTTGATACAAGATTCGTACCAAGCGTTGTTTCGTTGAAAGCTTTGTCCTGTGTAGCTATAGCACATCTGCTCTCTTGTAGTGCCTCTAGGAAGCTCTTGATTGATGAAGTAGACCCAACACTCTGCCTTGCTCCAATCGTCCATTGCAACCCAAATCTTTCGTCTCTCATAAAATGTAGGATGTCCCTCCAATGAATCCAATGCATCAAAGGTTTTATCGTCTACATCATAGACTTCTAATCTGACTTGCTCACCTACACCTATTTCATCATACAAATAGGGTAACCCATTTACAAGCAAGGGATAGCTATCTTCGGTCTTGGCTTTGCCAATGAACTCCGAATCAGCAAGCAACCTATGATTGCCGTAGCCTCTCTTGAGAGTCCCATAGACTGCGACCCTATGCTTGTCGTTACCTCTCTGCATATCGTACACAAAGCAATTGTTCTTTGAGTAATAGACACCACCTTGATCGAACCACTTGCCGACTCTTTTGACTCTGCCGTTTTTAACATCGATAAGAGCAAACCGTGTTTCAGTTAATTCCAAAAAGGGTAACCAATCTTTCTTGCGAAGCCTTGGCAAGACATCGCTTGCAATGTACGCTACATCGGAAACGGCATCTGTGCCGTAGCCTTTGACTGTACCATTAGAATACAAAATGTATTTGTCATCAATGGCGAATGGGTGAACATTGGATAGGTTGATAGAACCTACAGTGGCAAAGCGAAAGTGACACACAATAGGTCTGTCCGTGTCGACTAGCTTGTTAACGCTCTTGTATGATAGAGAACGCAAGGTCTTGCCGTCATCAAGATAAGTAATGCCGAAGCCGTGAGGATTCACGATTTTGGCTTTCTCTAGTACCCTAACAGGGATACGTTTGTTTTTTGGTTTATGTATAATTAAGCACATATGATATTTATTGTTAATAGTTATAATTTAACCTGTATTGTGTACACCTGTTCACTATTTGTCAATGACTTTTTTTTAGTGCGTTCTTGTTCTACAATTTTTGGTCCCCTCAGCCCCTGACGGAGATCCGGATCTTGTGCAGCCACAGGTCAGGCGTTTTAGCTGGTGAAGGCTGGTGCATGGATTGGCTTAAATAAAGGGATTGCAGGCGATTGGCATAATCAATATAGGGCAAAAAGGGTAACCCCTTTGTAAATTAAATGGGTCACCCTTTTTTATTCCGATACAAAAAATAGGTTACCCTTTAAAAATAGGTTACCCTTTATAGGTTATTTATTCCCTTTCTTTATTCATAAGCTTTTTATAGATCCCTTATTATATGCACCTTTTAGACCGATTTTTAATAACGGACTTCCCAGAGCTTCCCAGGAATAGCCATTCCCTGAGCTTCCCAGCGATAAATTAAATTCCCTGAGCTTCCCTGATTTAAAATGACAGACAGCGACAGCGTGAACGCTTGAGAGATCGACAGCGACAGCTCAAGCAAAGCTCAAGCAAAGCTCAAAGCAAAGCAAAGACAGATAGAGCAAAGACAGACAGACAGACAGAAAAAGAAAGCCAAATAAACACGCCTAAAACGCTCTAGAATTGCCTTGAATATTTGCCAAGTATTAAGACAAGCAAAGCAATCTAAGCGAAGCATATAGACACAAAAAAACCCTCTCAAAATGAAAGGGTTTCTTGTAGGTTATGTTGATCCAATCAAAGGTTCATCTCATCAATGAAAGATCTTATTCTGTCATCATCTAAACAAATCGCAATCTCATTGCCTCGCATATTTTGGTAAGATTCTAAAATATGATTCCTAAGATTTACCATTGCTTGAGTTGCAACAATCTTGGCATTTGTTGACGACATTGGCACTTCATAAGCCAATAGAGTTGGAGCAACATTATGAAAGCCAAAATGCAATTGCCTTTCAATGATATAGGAACAAAGCGAATGACAAGCCAAGCTCTTGGCTCTTAATCTCTTGCCGTCTCTAGTTGCCCACCCTGTAGAGAGCAAAAGATTATACATGTTATTATTATATTTAATGTTAGTCTGCTTAACTTTGGTTTTACTCTTAAGAGTAATGTTTTGAGTTAATGCAACCCATGCAACAATCTTAGTAAAATCAAGCGTGCCTTGATGACCTCTAAACTCTACTGTTCCGTAGCGTGAATAGCTTTGCAAGTTAAGCTTAGTATAGCGTGAAACACCTTG